TAATGCGTTATAGTTTTGTGTAATCTCAGCTGCTGTTAGCGCACGATTATAAATCATTGCTGTGGCTATGTTTCCATTAAAATATCTTGCTGCAGCGTCGTCCCAAACAATCTTTATATCGTCTAGAACACTACTAGCATGACTGACAGTATTAGTGGCAGTAGTAATTCCACTTGTTTGACATAGATATGCTGTTGCTGCTGTGCTTGTAACAGAAACCGCAACCATGCACCATGTCAAATCTGGTATTGTTAATCCACTTTGCCAATTATAAGTATTACCCGCATCGTTCCAATGATATCCAAGTTGATTGGATACTTGAAAATTCATTCCAGTAGTATTTGTTCCTCTGGAAAATAAAATACCATCATATTGACCTTGATTTCCGTTTCGTCTTATCCATGCTACAAACGTTGCTGCTGTTACTGTGAGAGATCCTGTACATTGAACGAAATCGTTTGTTCCATCAAACACAATAGAACCACCATTTGTAGCACTATAGGTTGGTCCGTTAGTGAGTGTGCCATTACGACCATTAACACTTAAATCAGTCCACGTTGTGCCAGTTCCTGAATAACTAGATGACTGTCCAGCATCTAACCAAAGTTGTAAACTAGAATCAACAACAGGTGCTCCAGTAAATTCATCAAATTGTGCAGCATAAACTCCTGTAGGACTCACTTTAATAGATCCATGGGTAACTTCATCAAGTTGCACAGTCGTCTGAAGTACACCTGTAGAAAATAATTTACTAATTGTTGGCATTATCCAAATACCGTATCTAAACTATTTGTTGCAGCGTTATATACTTGATAAACTGTACTAACATTACTTGCGTTTACGAAACCAACTTTACTTCCTGAACCTACATAAATGTTACCAGCTACACCTAATCCACCACCAAGTTTTAATGAACCAGTAGTACTAGATGTAGAAGCTGTTGTATCGGAAAGAGTTGGAGCACCTGTAAAAGTGCCAGATAATGCACCACCATTAATAGTTGGTGATGTAAGTGTTTTATTGGTTAGAGTTGCTGTGGCAGATAACGATGGAAATGTATCAATCGCATTACCAGAAGTTTTGTAATACAGTTTTCCATCAGCATAGTTTAATGCTAATTCACCGTAATCTAAGTCTCCTACAACTGGAACTTTTGCAACAGTTGAAGACTTCTTAAGAAGAACCTTATTCGCCATTCTCTAACCTTAAAAAAGGAAACAGGAGAGTAAGAACTCTCCGTACAAAATTATTTAGTAAGTACCACCATCAATCTGGAATCCGTCCAGAGTTGAGGTTGCTGCACCAGCACCAGTAATGTTAGTTCCAACACGAAGTTGTTTAGTAACTGCCAAACCACCAGACAATATAACTGCAGCTGTTGTTAAATTAGTCGCATCAGTTGCATCAGTAAATGTAATTAAACCAGAAGCAGCAATGGTAGTTGCTGCAACAGATCCAGCAAAAGAAGATCCTGTGATTGTTTTATTGCTTAATGACTCAGTCCCAGCTAGAGTAGCAAGAGTACCAGTAGTTGGGAGAGTTACTGATGTATTTCCAGTAGCTGTAAATGTTTGAGTAAATGCTCCAGCATGAGTAACAGTACCTGCAATATCTAAATTACCTGCAAGTTTAATAGTTCTTGCTGCATTAACCATATCAAGAGTTAATGTTCTACCAGCAGTAAGAGTAGTAGAAGAAACTGCAGCAATTGTTACATCGTAGGCTGCAGAAGTATCACGAACTGAAAGACTAGTTAAAGAATCAGCAGTACCACCATTAATATCTGGTGCAGTTAAAGTCTTATTAGTAAATGTTTCAGTACCAGCTAAAGTGGCAAGAGTGCCAGTAACAGGTAGTGTTAATGTAGTATTTGCAGTTGTAGTTAATGTAGTGGTATGTGCACCAGAAGTAGTAAAATTACCACCAATAGTAATAGTCTTACCAGTGTTAGCAACACCAGTACCACCATATTGACCAGCAATTACTGAACCCTGCCAAGTACCAGTACCGATAGTACCAAGAGTGGTAATAGAAGTTTGACCCACATAATTAGCAGAAATATCAACAGCATCAGCAGCGATAGAGATGCGGTCAGTAGTACCAACAACATTTAAAGTATTACCAGTTTTTGTTAAACCATCACCAGCAGTAATTTGACCAGCACCAGAGAACTGAACATAATCAATTCCAGTAGTACCGATTGTAATAGCACCATTGGTAGTTACAACAAAACCATTATCAGCGTTTACTGTACCTTCTTGAACGAAACAGAAATCCCCACCCTCAACTTCTAAAACAGTTGCATTGCTATCATTATCAATGGCACGAGTAAGAACCCAGTTTGTAGAAACAGTACCAGCAGTCGTTACTGTATAGATACCATTCTGGAAAGCAGTTGACTGATTTTTAACAAGAACACGCTCTCCAACAGACAAGACGATCGAATCAACTGTAAATGCAGCTTGAGTTCCAGAGTTAGTTAATGTAGCACCAACACCAGAAGATCCGTTTGCATATGTTGCAGTTAAGTTTGCAGTAGTTGCAGCACGAACTGCATCTTTAACCTTTAGACCAGTTTTAACCGCATCAACGTAGTTTTTAGTTGCAGCATCAGTAGACTGAGTAGGTTCAGCAACAGAAGTAATTCTCTTTGACGCAACATCAACAGTACCTGTACCAGTTGGAACTAAGTTTACACTGTTATTGCCAGATGCTGCATTGATAGTCATATTGCCAGAAGTGGCAGTAATGCTAGTTGCAGTTGCAGCACCTAGAACTGGAGTGACTAGAGTTGGAGTATTAGCAAATACTAAAGCACCAGTACCAGTTTCATCAGAGATAACACCAGCAAGTTCTGAAGAAGTAGTTGCAGCAAATGCGGAAAGTTTATTTGCAGTATAAGCAACAGTACCACCACCACCAAATGCCACAGAAGAAGTATCTGTACCAGTAAATGTTAAAGTATTGCTTGCAGTAAGAGTTTTACCATTAGCAATAGTTAGAGTGCCAGTGCTTGAGCTAATTGTTAAGCCATTAATACTTGTGGCAGTTGCAGCACCTAGAACTGGAGTAACTAAAGTTGGACTAGATGATAGAACAACTGAACCAGTACCAGTTACTGCAGTGATACCTGTTCCGTTAATTTGGAACACATTACCAGTGCCTGCTGTATTAAAAGTCTTATTAGTAAATGTATCAGTAGTCGCTTTACCAACTAGAGTATCTGTCGCAACTGGCAGTGTTAATACGCTAGTACCAGCAGTAGCACCAGATAAGATTTGAGTAGTTCCAGAAGTAGAACCTGCAAATGTAGCAGAAGTTAATCCAGCAAGAGAAGTAGAAGTTCCACCAAGAGAAACTGTTGTGCTACCAATAGTAACTGAACTATTTGCCAAGTTGGCATTAGTGATACCAGCAGAACCACTAAGATTGGTATTAGTTAATCCGCTAATGGTATTTGAACCAGCAGCAATTGTCTTGTTAGTAAGAGTCTGTGTGCCAGTTAGAGTAGCAACAGTAGAATCAATTGCGATAGTTAGCGTAGAAGTAGTGCTTACTTTTGCTACGCTAGTAGTAATACCAGTACCACCAGTAAATGTTAAGTTATCAGTACCAAGAGCAACAGTGGCAGAAGTAGAACCACCAGCATTTAATGATAATGTTGTACTAATTGCAGCAGTACTAGCTGCAGTTAAACGACCCTTGGAGTCAACAGTAAATGTTGGGATCGCAGTAGAAGATCCGTATGAACCTGCAATAACTGTAGTATCTACTAACGAAATAATAGAAGTATTACCAACATCAGAGTTGGTTACAGCAATTTGATTTGCAGTGCCAGTTACTGCACCACCAACTGTATCATAGATAAATTCAGCAAGAGTAGTAGAAGTGTCACCAATGTGTAGATTAGTAACAACAGTCTTACCAGTACCATTCGGAGTTAAAAGAATGTTACCATTAGTATCTGTTGAACTTATTGTGTTGCCATCTAAGTCAAGATTGTCAACTTTAAGATTATTAATCTTACTGCTAGAGTCTGTGATTATAGCAGAAGATGCAGTTAGTGTACCACGAGTATGATCCAGTAAATCAGTAAAATATTTACCACCAATAACTATATGGTTCGCTGCATCGCCTGCAGTTTCTGTGCCGATACCAATGTATAAACGATCACCACCATTAGAGTCGTTATTGGTAAGTGCTGAGTACGCTAACTCACCAGCACCAAGCGTTGTTGGATTTCCCGCTGTCGATGATCTTTTTATTCTAATTATTGATGCCATCTTTTATTCTCCGTTACCGTTAATATTGTCCACCAGTTACATCTTGCGAATCAAGAATTGTAGTGGAAGTCCATTTATTTGTTGTTGTTTTATAGACTAATACTGCCCCATTATTAAGTGTTGTTGTATCTACATTACCGATCGCCGACAGAGATTCAACTGACTGGGGATTAGTCAAAGAACTACCTGTTACAATAGTCGTGCCACCAGTACTGGTCGTGGCAGTAATTACTGCTTGGGTTGGATCATCTACAACTGCAATTATATCTGCCATAATTAGATCTGCGTTATTTCTGGGGTTACTATAACAATACCTTCTAAGATTCGTGTTTTTGCCGTTGTAGATGTATTTGTGATTTCTATATCATAAAGATATCTACCTGCTGGAATCGCAGAAGTTTGTGTCGATGTTAGTTGTAATCTAACCTTACCTGTTGCAGCGTCAAAAACGCTTGTGGTAAATGTATAAAATGTGGAAGAACCATAAGACTTTCTCATCTGAGAAGCCACGGTATATCCAGTTAAATCTAGGGCTGTGCCTGTGGCTGACGCTACAGTGATAATATTACTGTATGTCGAACCTGAATCTATGTATAAATTTGCTATCGATGCCACTGGAGATCTCCCATTCTACTCTCTTATTTATCGTTTTGCAGACTGCAAAAACAAAAACCCCACGAG